CAATCCACTTATTTATCATTGGATTCCGGAACACATCTGTTTTGTCGGAGAGCGATTCATCCTTGCCTGAATATCCGGACTGCAACCGGTGCGGCGATGACAGCGCGCAAGGGACAATGATACTTCCGTAACTCGCGGCCCGGCCACAATGAAGGCGGGGAGGTTCGATGCCTATGAGGCAGTTTCGCAGACTGCCGCCTGGTGATTTCCCTGCCTCCGGGGGTCGTGGACGAATAGGAGGCGCTATATAAACAGAAAAACGATAAAGGGGGTGGTGCCATTGCGTGAGAATTGGGAATACCGGCGAGGCGACTTATATCTTGCGGACCTTGATCCAACCAAGGGGGCGGAGATCGGTGGGATGCGGCCGGTTCTGGTCATTCAGAACAACAAAGGAAATCATTATGCACCTACCCTGATCGTTGCGCCGCTCACATCCAATATTGAGAAAAAGCCTAATCAGCCCACACACTTCCTGCTGGAGCAAGGCAATGGGCTGTACAAGCCGTCTATGGTTATTCTGGAGCAAATCAGAACGATCGATAAATGCAGGATCATCCGCTATATGGGTAGGCTGGAGCGAAAGGTAATGGATTCTTCAGCTTTCTTCCATTGCCTGGCCGCCAGCTTATCCATAGATGAGAATCAGATGCACTCCCTTGCAGTGCGGAAAGGAGCAGACTATGACACTGGACGAAATGAGAAATGTTGACATCCGTACCGTTGATCCGGCTACGCTGCACGACCGCAAGGATGTGCGTATCGACAGCCGCCAGCCCAGGGAGAAGAGGATCGCATCTTACATTCGGCAGATCGGAAATCCCTATTGCTACATGGACGACGGCATTGTGGTCAAGATCGGGTTTTTGAACACGAAAGAGACCATCGATGACCGCTTAGAGGGCTACGCCCGCAGCCAGATCAAGAAGGGGTAATCGCAAAATCGACATCCTCGATTATTCCGGATGGTTTCCATACAATGAAGACGGAGGTGAGACAAAATGTCAGAAAGAATCTGGAATGCAGCGGAATACACCCGCCTGTCCCGTGACGATGGGGATAAGGCCGAGAGTAATTCCATTACCAGCCAGAAGGAGATCATCCGGGATTATGTCCGTAAGCACCCGGAACTTGTGATCGTAAAGGAGTACGTTGATGATGGGTACTCCGGAGTTAATTTTGAACGGCCTGGGTTTAAGCAGATGATGGAGGATATCCGGGCTAAGAAGATCGACTGCGTGATCTGTAAGGACCTCAGCCGCTTTGCCCGTAACTACATTGATGCCGGACGGTATCTGGAGAAGATATTTCCCTTCATGGGCGTCCGCTTTATTGCCATCAATGACAACTATGATTCCTGCGGCGAAAAAGCGCAGTCGGATGCGCTGATCGTCCCCTTTAAGAATCTCATCAATGACGCCTACTGCCGTGATATCTCAGTGAAGATCCGCTCGCAGCTGGATATCAAACGGAAAATGGGCGACTTCATTGGAGCCTTTGCTCCCTACGGTTATCGTAAGGACGACAGCAACAAAAACAAGCTGCTCATTGATGAGGAGGCAGCCAGGGTCGTGGAACTGATTTTCAATCTTCGGATTCAGGGCCTTTGCAATTCTGCGATCGCCAGCCGGCTTAATTCTTTGGGGATATTAAGTCCGATGGAGTATAAACGGTCCAAGGGTTTTAGCTACAGCTGCGGTTTTCGGAACAAGGAAGACAGCGAATGGACGGCAATGCAGGTCAAGCGCATCCTCTGCAATGAGGTGTACATCGGTACTCTTCTTCAGCACAAGGCTGGGACACCAAACCACAAAGTGAAGAAGCGTGTCCATTATGACCGGGATGAATGGATCGTGATCGAGAATAACCACGACCCGATCATCCGGCAGCCGGATTTTGAAACCGTCCAAAATCTGATGCTCCGGGATGTGCGAACTGCACCAAAGCAGGAGACGGTTCATCTGTTTTCCGGGTTTGTGTTCTGCGGAGACTGTAGGCGCACAATGGTCAGAAAGACTGTGACCAGCGGTGGCCGTAAGTATCATTACCTGGTCTGTGCTACCAACAAGGCAAAAAAGGGCTGTGCTCCCCACACTTTCAGCGAGGAGAAGCTGCGCTCTGTAGTATTCCGGCTGGTAACTGACCATATCCAACTGATCGCTCAGGTAGAGGAGCTTCTGTCCTACATTGCCGGCCTCCCAGAGCAGGAACGGCAGATCATCAACTTCGATGCTCAGATTTCCGCTCTGGAAAGTGAGATCAAGCGATATCAGGACCTGAAGATCAATCTTTACTCGGACATGGCGGACGGGATTATCAGCAGAGAGGAATATAAAGAGTTCCATGCGGGGTATGACCGCCGGATCGCCGACCGCCGGAGACAACTGAAAAAGCTCCAGGAAGAACGGAACCAGGCGATGGAAAACAGCACTGGCAACATTGAGTGGATCGCTCAGTTTCGGAAGTATCAGAACATAACGGAATTGGACAGAGAGTGTATCGTTCACCTGATTGAGAAAATCCTGATCTACGACGGAAAGCGTATTGAGGTATGCTTCCGCTATCGGGACGAGTTGGAAACAGCCATGCAGTATATAGAACGTTTTGAAGCAGTCCTCCCAGATGGGACGGGCGTATGCACACAAGAGAGGAGGAACGCATAATGGCACGAAGAAAGAGACAATTCTTATCTGCGGAAGAGCCGCAGAAACAGGCTGCACCGAGTCTGCCTGTATGGGAGACGGCAATTTATGCCCGACTCTCGGTTGAGAACAGCAAGAAAAAGGATGACGGCGACTCCATCGAAGGCCAGATCGAGATTTGCCGGGATTATGTGGCCGAGCATCCGTACCTGCACTTGGCGGACACTTACGTGGACAACGGCTGGACAGGGACAAACACCGACCGCCCGGAATTTAAACGTCTGCTTGCGGATATCCAGGAGGGTAGGATCAAGGCTCTGGTCATCAAGGATTTCAGCCGCTTCTCCCGTGACTATATTGAAGCTGGCAACCTCCTTGAGAACATCTTTCCGGCTATGGGAGTGCGCTTTATCTCTGTCGTGGATCGCTATGATAGCTTTGAGACAGATGGCTCTGCCAGCAGCCTCCTGATCCCGTTGAAAAACCTGATCAACAGCTTCTATTCCAGGGACCAGTCAAAGAAGGTGTCGCTGGCCGTCCATGCGAAACAGCTTGCGGGAGAACACATCCCCAGTATGATCCCTTACGGATACAGGAAGTCTACGACTCAGAAGTATCGGTTTGAACCCGACCCGGAGACCGCACCGGTCGTGAAAGAGATATTCGCCATGTTTCTTGCTGGAAAAGGGGCCAGACCAATCGTTCGGGAACTAAACAGCCGCAGCATACCTTCTCCGGGCAAGCTTCGGTATCTCCGGGGGCAGACAAAGCGCCAGTGCTACTCGGATTGTCTCTGGTCACAGCAGGTCATCAAACAAATCCTGATGAATCCCACCTATATGGGTGACCTTGTTTTCGGGCGAATGCCGACAGCGCTCTATCTTGGGAAGCCAGATTACTACAGTGAGCGGGACGAGAGCAAGTGGCGGATATTGCCGGACATGCACGAGGCGCTGATTAGTAGAGCGGATTTTTATCGTGTCCGTGAAATGCTGGAGGAAGGCCGGCGGGAATATCAGAAGACGCTGGACGCCGGCAAGGCATATCGGGATGCACATCCGCAGCTTTTTAAGAGCGGCATTGTCCGCTGCGGCTGCTGCGGTTCCAACCTTGGATACTCCAGAATGAGGAGGACAGGCCAAGGGCGTTATTCCTGCCGGAACAAACAGTATGGGCGCTGTGATAATCCTGCGGGCATAGTCGAAGACAAACTTGCTCCTGTGGTATGGAATGCGATACAGATGCAGCTGGCCTTGTATGCGGATTTTGAAACAGTTACCAGGCGAATCCGCGATGAGGGCATCCAGACAGAAAGACAGCAGGAGCTCCAGAAGCGGATGGACAACATTGCCGCAAAGCTGTCTGCCTGCCAGAAAAAACGTGAGCAGCTGTATGATGATTACGTGGACGGTATTCTGTCTGCTGTTGATTACATGGAACTGAAGAGCCGTTTCGATGCAGAGTATCAGGGACATAGCTCTGAGCTGAATCAGGTCTCTGTAGAACTGGCTCGGCTGAATCGCTGCTTGTCTGCGGAAAACAAGTGGATGCAGAATATCCGGAACATCCGAAAATCCAGAAAACTGACGCCCGAAATCGCAGTTGCCCTCCTTGACCACATCAACGTATTTCATGATGGGTATGCTCAATATCGGGTGGAGATCGTGTTCCGGTATCAGGAAGAAAGAGATGCGATGGAAGCGGCATGGTGCGAACTGACGGGAGGTGAAAGACTGTGAGCAAGCTGTATCTGTATATCCGGCTCTCTGACGCAGACGATGACCTTCGCTTTAAGACAGAGAGTGAGAGCATCGCCAATCAGAGGACGCTGCTCTACCGCTTCCTGAAGTCCCGCAGAGAGTTCGACAAGTATGAGGCCCAGGAGTTTATCGATGATGGGTACTCTGGAACCAACGGAAACCGGCCTGCCTTTGAGCGCATGATCGAAAGTTTGAAGAATGGCGAGGCCAATGTGGTGATTTGCAAGGACTTCAGCCGCTTTTTCCGCGACTATGTTGAGATCGGTGATTACCTAGAGCGGATTTTTCCGTTCCTTGGTGTCCGCTTCATTGCGGTCAACGACGGGTATGACAGCGACGAGTATAAAGGAAGCACCGCTGGCATGGAGGTTGTCATGAAATACATCGTGTACTCCTACTACAGCCGCGATTTATCCCAGAAGATCAAGACTGTCATGGCAACCCGGAAGAGCAAGGGTGAGTTTATCGCCTCACAAGCACCTTATGGATACACAAAGGACCCAAAAGTGAAGCGAAAAATGATTCTCAATCCGGACACTGCTCCGGTGGTCCGCAGGATCTTCGACATGGCGCTCGCGGGATACAAGCTTAGTCAAATTGCAGCAAGTCTGAACGACAGCCAGATCGAGACCCCATCCGCATATTTTATGCGTTTGAATCCTGGAAGCAAGAAGTTCCGGCAAACATCCAAGGAAGCCTGCTGGACCGTTTCTAACGTCCGCGACATTATCAAGCGCCGGGAATACACAGGCGTGCTGATTGCCAATCAGCGCGTCTGGAAGGGGCTTGAGAATCCCAGAACGCATTGGAATGATGAATCAGAATGGATCATCATTCCCGACTGCCATGAAGCTATTGTCTCCGAAGATGAATTTCTGGAGGCGCAGAAAATCATCCGAAAGACCAGAAAATATGATAGATGCAAAAATGACTATCTTCTTCGGAGTCTGGTTCGCTGTGGGGTCTGCGGAAGGTCCATACAGCGGGAAAAGCGCTCCAAGCCCATCTACTATCGATGCGATAAGTCAATGGCCAATCAGAAAACTGCTTGCCCCGTAGGTGAGAAGTTCCCAGAGGCAGACCTTGAGCGGATCGTAAAGAACGACTTGGTGGAGAAGCTTCGCCTACTGGTAAAGGCGGACGAGCGTGTGAGAATGGCTGCTGCTTCCGCACAGGGCACCGAAGAGAATCTGCGGTTTCGCCTTAGCCAGATTGAGAAGCGGCTGAGACAGGTATCTGTTGCGAGAGTCACGGCATATGAACGCTATGCTGAGGGTCGTCTGCAAAGGGATTTATACCTTGCAGAACGAGAGAAACTGAACCAGGAGGCAGATACCTTGGCTATGGAAAAAGAGAAGCTGGAAAAGGAGCTTTTATCCCTTTCCCAGAGCCAGAGCCGGGAGTTATCTGAGAGCGCCGAGAAGGCCAGAGAAATCCTATCCGCAGACGAGTTGACCAATGAGATGCTTCTCTTCTTCATCGATCGAGTGAATGTGTACAGCGGAATGCGGGTGGAAATCATCTACCGGTTCACAGATGAAATCGCACAGATCATTGAGAACGAATAAGCACAAAACGAAGCAGGGTTCCAGATGACAGGAATCCTGCTTCGTGCTATATCACCGGTGGTCCGTGCTTTTCGACGGGCTTTATTTTTTGGTCTTTGCTTAACGCCAGCAAATCGACCGTATAATGTAAACGCACAAAATAAAGCCCAAAATTAAAGAT